CGCCAACGACATTCTCTGGAAGCTTAACTTGTGTTTCTTGATATATTGGTTGATTAGGGGGATTTAGAAATACCCCCGGTCCTTGCATTTCAATCATCTAAGTAAGTCCTCTATAGATAGGGAATCAGCTAGCATCTCTTCACCAGAGGCAAAGGGATCTATCTCAGCCCGTCTGTTAAAGCCCTGTTGAACAGCAGCTGGAATATCTTGCTTTGGCATTGCGCCTAAGATTGTTGACCACTCAGATACATCCATGTTTGGTAGCATCTGTAGGCCAGCACCCGTTACCGCTCTGTTGTTCATTTCCTGTGTTGCAATTCCAGTATCCAAACCTTCAATCACAGCTTTTTCAAATAATGGCTTAGCCATCTTTGTAATGATTTCTGTTTCTGGACCAAGACCAACACCATTAGCTTCAGTAGAATTGCTTAAAGCAAATGCTGGTTGAATAGAGCCATCTCTATTTGTTGTTGCAAAGCGTCCCTCAATGATTGATGCACCATCAAGTAGGCCCATAAGCTCTAACTTAATCATGTCATCTACGTGAATCTCAGCTGGCACGTCTGGATCTAATTGATCAAACTTAAAAGCTTGAAGCTTATTTTCAAGAACCTTGCGATATGCAAGCTGTGACTTGCTGAGATTTTGTGACGTTACTTCTTGTTCTGTGTTTGCTAACTCTGGAGATAGCTCTTGGTTTAACCACGACGGTGCCTTGGTCATTGTGTTTCGCAAAGACGATTCCCGTGCAGCTGGATCGGTTGGCTTCTTAACTTGAGACCGTAACCAATCCTTAGCTTGATCGGGACTGCCGGGAAACTCCTGCTCAGCTTCAGACCAAAACTCATCTGCGTTATCTGAAGATACATCTTTAAGAGAGTCTTGGTACCACTTTTCGAAGGCATCAAACGGATCGGTATAGATAGACTTAAAGATATCCTTACGCTTCTTTACACGATCTAGTGTATTGGTCTTCTTCTTTGCAGCTGTAAGACGTTGCGTTTCTGGTTGTTGACCAGTAGCGATTTCAAAAAGCTTCTGTAGTTTGTTTTGATTAAGCATTATGATCCCGCCCTGTATGCACCAATACCAGCAGATAGACCAGACATAAGTCCAGTAGCCAAGCCAGTTGCCATAATGTTTGAGGACGAATTAACAATACCGCCCGTAGTGTTTAAGAAAGCCATCTGCTCTGGAGCAGCTAGGTTTCTTTGGCCCAAGATGTTCTCTCGTTGTGTAGAAATATCTTGCATTGTGTTCATATAATTAACTCGCATATTCTTGGACATCTTCTGAGCTTCCGTTGCCGCTTGTCTGAGGGTTGCCCGAACAGAAGCAGAGTTTAACGAAATACCACTAGAGGATGCAGAAGCTAATGCCTGATCTGTAACCTGACGGGTTTGCTTGCTAAGCTCTGACGTGGCATTCTGATATGATTTGGTTCCATAGTACTGAGCTGCCACAGCTTGTTGTAATGACGAGCGTTCTAATGCTCTATTCGTGTGGTACTGAGCTTGCCATTGTCTGAGAATGTTTCTGTTTTGTGATTCATTAGCCCAACGATTCTGAAAGTTCTGTTGGTCTTGTTGCATCTGCTGGGCCATAGCCTGAGCGTTTGCTTGAGAAGCTCCGCTCATTCCGCTTAAGATTCCAGATCCAGCGGCTAGACCACCGACGATTGCTGCCGTAAATGGAGGCATATTATCTCCTGTAGAAATTATCAATTATAGAGCCATGTCGTTTATTGACACGCTCTTGTGCTTCAACGATACCACGATACTTCTCGCCTAATAGACCAACAATACGCTTATTGCTGAGCCATTCCTTGACAGTATCACGGTGTTCTCTGTCTACGTTTCTTTGGATAATCTCATCCGGTGTGATTACCAGATTATCTACCCAGAGTTTTACAATACTGGCGAGAACGTCAACACGGTCATCGTGCTTTAACGCTCCCCGCTTATTTTGCATTCTTGAGATTTGGATTTGTGTTTCCTTTGATCGAATAGCTTCGGTATCAAAGATCAATCGGTGTTGAGACATTACAGGCTCTAGTGTATCTAGGATTCTTTTCTCTTTGGCTCCCGATACCTTGAACTCTTCAATCGCAACACGACCACAGATTCCATATACAATAGGTCTAAGCAATGACGTAAACATACCGTCTCCGTAGTTTGCTTCGACCATGATGGTTGATACTTGATATTGATTTGCAATCTTTGCAATTCGACCCAAAGTAATATCATCATAGCCACCGGGTAGACCATCCAGTTCGTGGATGACAATGTATCCATTCACGAAGGATGCCACACAGTAAGCTGTTTCGTCTGCGCCACGACCAGAGGGGTCGATACACAATCTGGTATCAACATACTTGGTCATCGTAGCAGATGCCCACATGGGGCCATACAAGAGATCTCCATTCAAGCCATAGCTAGGAATATCTAGTGGCTTGTTTCTTGCCCACACGACCTTCTCTGGGAACACCTCTGGAGATACATCCATGACAACAAGATCCTCAAGCTTTAGAGGATGCTTGCTGGCATCGCTAAGGGATGGGTCAAGCAAGTAGTGCAAAGCAAACTGCCGTGGTCCAATCTTAGCTAGACGCTCCTCTAGAATGTGCTGAGGAAAGCGCATTGGATCTACTGTATCTCCGGGTTGTCCCTCAAGATCAGAGATGTATTCGTGACAGTGTAACCACTGAGACTCAATTTCTGGATCTGGGATGACAGCAGGAAACTTTACAATCTCATAGGGTAGACGTAGATAGATTGAATCCGTACTTTGATATGTACCCAAGAATACAATCCTACCGTATGGAACTGGGTTTCTAATCTGTTCCAATTCTGTTAACTTGTCTAACAACTTCTGTCGAGCTTGAGGACTGTCGGAGTTCTTCTCAATCTCAATATCGTCAGCCAACACATAATCTGCGTGGCTACCTGTAATTTGTCCTGTGATACCCTTGGCATAACAAGACAAGTCCTGACCAACCTTATCCCGAATACCAACATTAAAACCAAAGGCTGAGTCTTTATCATGTTCCTTTGGAAGTAGGTGTTGCATATAGGGGACTAAACTCAGGATCTGACGAACCTGAGAAATAAACTTGATGGCCTTGTCTTGAGTTGCAGACAAGACCATGATTGTTGTGTTTGGGTTATTTAACAATAACCACGAAGCATACATAGCAACGATGGTTGACTTGCCAGCACCACGACCAGCTTGGAGCTGCATATCCTTGGGACCATTCTGTACACACTCAGCGATTGCATACTGAAGTGGGCTTGGCTCACCAAGTCCTAGGTACTTCATACAAAAGAAGCAATGATTTCGAAAGTCTTCTAAGACTTCATCTGGTACTTGCATGAGTACCTCCTTTCAAATAGGAGGGTAGACCTACCGATCTACCCTCCCGTAGCGAAATTCCCGGCGCAATTGATTGCCCGGTAGAGCGGCCATAATACACCAGCCTATCATAGCGGGTGCGGCCAATATAGACTAGTCCCAGCTTGCGCTGTCTATGCGGACTAGGCTTGTTTCTTGAGCTTAAAGGGAGATAGTCCCTCTAAGGTTTCAGCCCTGACGGCTGGAATTGTGTCTGATTTATTATCTGCAACTACCCGTGCGACTACTTGATATAGTCCAGGTGATCGCTTATCGGGATCGCTAAGATCTTCAATCAGACAATCAATGAGAAGATCCTTTAGTGTGTTGATTCCCTTGTCCATGTGTCACTTCTTTTTCTTTTTGTTCTGGTATCGCTCAAGAAGGCGGCGACCCTTTGAAACCGCAGAAGCTTTATCACCATAGTGATTCCATGCCTCTAGGCTTAGCTTGAGTCGGGTCTTACGTCCCTTCTCATCCTTTAGTGGTCCAGCTGCAGAACCCATTCTAACTAGGAATGAACCCTGTCTACGCATTTCCTCTGGTGTCTTTGGCGCACGGCCAACAGGTGCCTTTAGGTTTGATCCAGTTGCTCTGTTATATTTGTTTCGACCAGCTTGGGTAAGACCGCCCTTTGGATTCTTATCCTTCTTGGTCATGGAGACTGATGGTTTCTTTGGCATTACTTCTTCTTCTTGTAAACCTTCTTTTCCTTCTTTTCAAAAGCCTTGGATTCTGCCTTTTCGTGCTTCTTTCCATGCTTCTTAAATTCGGACTTCATTGAGTGGGTTTTCTTCATTACTTCTTCTTTGGTGCCTTTTTCATAGGCTTCTTCTTAGCAGCGGCCTTAGCCATTGCCATACCCTTAGCAGTATATGGG